CACTATCTAGCTTGTGTAGTATATTGTCATTCTAGTCCTTCAAATCTCTTATGTTTAGCCTTAAAACATTATTAGCCTACTAGGAGTCGGCAACCAACCCCTAATAGGCTTCAATGTTGTTCTGAGCCATTTCTAGCTCCTGTGACAGCTTTATATTCTGTCTGTGGGTATTTATACCCCACGCCAGTAATAACGCAACAGAAGCCACGCAAATGGCCTTAATGGCGCTTCTTCCGTGGTTTATGACCCACGGTATGATCGTCAGTATGTTCATCTTCGTCTAATTCTATGCCAGTATAATCCTCGCCCTTTTTCTTAAGGAACTTACCAAGCATCCTCCAAGGACCGTTTGGATCTACAGTATTTAGATTTTCTAATATTGACCACATCTCAGTCAACGTAATAATGACTGTGGCACCTCCGGTAAGTACAAATACTCCACTCTCATCCATTACAGCCCATTCTAAGCCATGTGCTAAGCAAAGTATTGTAAATTCGTCTATAAGCTTTCTAAGCGTACCAGACCAATTCTTACCGCTTTCTATCTTCTATTTAAACTTCCTAGCCACCCTAAACCCGCAAAACATATCTACGATAGTAGCGGCGAAGCATATCATCAACAAATACTATATAGGGGTTATAAATGCAGCTACTGCTGACATTAACCCCACTGCCCATTTACCGATTATACTGCCTTGTGTTATACTGTTTATCGCAGTACCTATGTGCTATAGTGTTTGTGACAAGTGCTTAATCATTATTGGTTTACAATTGTAAATGCTATATCGGCGTATTCTGGAGAAGAGTTTCCGCTATTAATATCTACATCGGGTATTATCTGACGCAATCTAAATCTATGTGTGGTATCTGCAGCGCATGAACTCAAATCTATAGTAAATGACCCGCTAGATATATCCACACCTTGTGATGTAGTTATTGTGGTTCCGTTTACTGTATAAGAATCCAACGCAGAATTTTCACCAACTAAAATATTAAATGCAGTATTGCTTCCAAGATTTGTAGATTCAACGTTTACTGTTACTTCAGATGCAGACATATTTATAGGTTGGAATAAACGAGATGTACTAGATCCGCTTCCAAGCCAAGTAAACTAACCAGAAGTTCCGTTTGTTGAATATGTAGTAGGATAGAATATTGGACATATTCCTCCGTCTACCGTATCATTACCAAGCGTTACTGTGACTGTATCTGTTGTTAAATTATATCCAATTATTGCAACTAATGCACAACGTGCCGCAACTTTTTGTGTAATTGTAGAACGCTATGATATATCTGGATTCTTAGAATCGATATCGTTTTCCAAGATATTCATATTTCCGCAAGATATCATCCTTGTACTTTCAACTATTTCTCTATTTGCAGAAACATCAACTCTATAAGAACTTCTTATCGGTACAGGTATTTTTCTAGAAGTACTACCGGCTCCCTCCCATGTACCATATATAAGGAACGTAACATTTGCTGTACGAGACGGATCAAACTTACTTCTTATCTGCGCTATGTTTACTTCAACACCAGTTCCAGAAACACGTGCAATAGAAGAATACTCTCCTGCAGATTGACCTAATATTGTACCATTAGCAAAACATGTACCTGATAAATTTTGTTCTGTACATATTGCAGCAAGATTTATTCGCGTGTTATTTTCTATGGTGGATGATGTAGCCGTTAACGTTAATTTATCAACTCCAACAAACTACTTTCCAGTAGCACCTTGCGCTTTTTGGTATATAAGGATTTTAGATTTTTCGCATACTGTTTCACAAACCTATGCATTATTTTGTTGCGCATATATTCTAGCCGCAGCCATTGTTTCACTATTCTCTTTAGCGACTACTGTGATATAAACATATCTATCAGGTTCACCGTCAGAAAGAGCTTGCGCTGTTATTGTTATTCCATCATCCCATACATAACCGGCATTTGTATGAAATGTTGTAGTACTGCGACGAGTTATAGTTAACCAATCTGGAACATTTTCGAATGTATAATCATAACCAGCTAAATATGCGTCTCCTGTTGGATTATCCGGTTGCCCCTGCTATCTTCCAACCCTCATACGACTAGAGTCGCATGGATATGTACACATTTTGCTATAACTACTTTCTTCAATTGGCCATACCGGTACAAGTCTGGTATCTGGAAATTTATCAACACCTCCGTTTGCCGTAGCAAATTCGTTCATTTTATCTGTGTCGGTTCCGTTATATATAGCAACGTATTTAGACACACATCTCTCTGGTGGTATTTCTGCACTTATGAGAAGAGTATTCATTCCCGGGTCCCCATTTGGTAGATCTCCGTAAGTTATCATTCTTAACATATTACTATATTATTATTTTACATCCTTCTTTAGAAAGACATCCTTTCTTAATCAAAGGGTATAGTTTATTTACTGTAGCTCTAGAGTTAAGTACCATTCCTTTTTGCTTATTTTCTCCGACTATAATACAGCCAAGACTATCTTTGGCTGTATTACCGGAGTGTATTCGTATACCTGCAAAATGTGGCACATCTTCTAATAGAGGCATATATTTCTTAAACTTAGGAGAATATGTCCAGCTTACTTTATATGTCCCATACGGAATAGCTGTCTCTCCATATACTTTCTTTTCTTTGTCTAAGTTGCGCACTTTGTCTTCTACTGTGTCGCACTAATATATACCATCTATGTAAAGTTTACCTATTGTGTAAGTATCTCTAAGAGCAATTCTCTTCAACAATAACGTCATGATTGCGGGTTATTCAAGCTTCTGTCAAAGAAACCCTGATCGCTATATACTTTAGCGTTACTATTCTTTGGGCATATTCCATCTCCAGAAGTTGTCCACAAACAGGTATCTGTATCACCGTCTTCAAGTGCAATGATCCTGTTTCTTAAATCATTCACTTCTGCAGCAAGATTAAGGATAAAATCAATAATATTATCTTTAAATACAGGAGTATTACCACCATTTGGATAAAGAGGTACAGCTTTCAGTTCATCCTTACGATCGTCATAGTTGTCCGGATTTGCCCCTATAATACCATCCTTACCGTCTGTGTTCTCACCCTTCAACCACTTATCGTCATACGGTTCTCCACCAATTGGTACAAGATTACCATTATCATCATGCGTAAACGGGTTCTCTATGATTGTTATCGGCTCGTCACTAACGTTACCACCGGTCTCGTCATATATAATATCTGTAACACGTTTGTTGATTTCATCTTGAAAACGTTCCCACTCTTTCATATTTGGATCATCTTGCCTAAATCTACCGTCATGCAGTTGATAAGCATATGCGAGCGCACCATTATGTCCTTCTTCTGTTACGTTACTAGGCCAATTCTTGGCTTTACAAGGATCATGCTATTCATCTCTAGCATCTTTCAACTTATCGTCGATCGTAACATTTACAAGCGTGCCATATATTTTGATTTCGCTGTTATCTCCACAGCCACTGTTACTTGAACAGTTACAACAATTACAATTCATGCGTATACAAGTTTAAATTTAACATCATTACCTGTAGGAATAGCACCACCACCTACAATAGGAGCTACGCTGCGATATACAAAGTAGTTGTCTACCTTCTTGTTGCCAGGAACTACAGGAAATCTTACACTTGAAGAAACAATATCTTCTCCAAAAGACTTAATGTATTTTATTTTACGTTGAGACATGATATACAGGTAACCTCCACAAAGCGGATTATGGATATCAATAACACCATCTAATGCTTGACGTTTCTTGACATTCCAAATGCTATCTCCTTTATACCAGTTGTCTTTATCTTTACTAATGTTGTTAAAGGATCCGTCTGTAGAGAAACCTACATACAAAGGAATGACAGGATCTACTTTAACACAGAATGAAGTCTGTACCTTACTACGACCTTCTCCGTACGATACTGTGATGCATATAGGATCTGTCAAGCAATGTGCATGTAGAGTACCATTTTTATCTACTGTTACAGCACAGCTTGGAGATTCGAAATTAAGATTATCATACTTCCAATCAAGAGGATTATACAGTAATGTACTGCCATCCTTAAGCTTGACGTAAATACGATATTCACTTTCGTTAACATCTTGTTCACCTATTCTAAGATCTTGGCCCATAACAAGAGTATAACATTCATTACTAAACTGTGTAGTATAAATAGCTTCTATCTCAGGCATATTCTTCCTATCATCGCCTTTAGTATCAACATCGATTGTTACTGGACCGGATTCACCACCTTCGTCTACAAGTTGGAATATATCACCTTTGTCTATTGTATAAGTACGAAGATTATGTTTACCCCAACCTTTTTGGAATACTGTTATTACTACAACAAGTTTATATGTACCACACATTATCTGATCAATAGCCGGGAACATGCATGCGAGCGTATTCTTTTCATTTAATACCCATGAGTCAGCAAGGTACCAATGATCAGGGAAATGATTGTGTTCTGGATGAGGACCATGCCAGAGTACATGACCGCAATGATCGTGGAATCTTTCTGGATACATACCGAATCCACGGAAACCAGGCCACCAATGAAAATCGTGAAAATCTGGAGCAAATCTATCGTAGTTACAAACATTTGCTGGCTCCATATGATAACTAGGGAATCCTGCATTATTTATATTATATGCTGTAGGATTATAGAATTCTGGGAAACCAACACGTTTAAACTTCTTCCGATCTTCCTCCTTAGAGGTGTTAATTAAGTAACACCTTACTTGTTTGATATTAGTCATATCTAAATCGTTCACAGTAATGTTATACTGCGTACCATCATCTTCGATGATAGTAGATGTCGTATTGATATTCAGAATAAGCCTAATATCGTTACCTATTCTTATTTTTCTCATATTGCAATATGTAATAAAAAAGGCCAGGTTGGGCGTAGCCCACCCCAGCCAGTTTTATATGTTTTGTTTATCAATCTGCGAGCTTACCATCCCACTCGATGAAAGCTTCGAGAATATCTTTAAGATCCTCAAGCTGATCTTCGATACCATAGATCTCAACAGTCTGCTTGGTTTTGCGGAAGATATCGTCTGCAGCACGATACATATTCTCAAACTCAAGCGTAATGGCATCATAGTGCTTATCAAGCTGTACTTCCATATCAGGCTTGATGATCGGCCAAGTACCGTTACCACGGTTCAGGATGCCCAGATAACCCATAGCCTGAGACTCACGATCACGAACCAGCTTAGCAGAAGCGGGATAGGTCTTACCAGGAGTCTTAACAATCACAACACCCTTCGGGAAGTACTTGTTCAGTGACTCCCAACCATCACCAGCAGGATCAGTCCAATAAATGTTAGCATTGAAACGAACCTTGTTGGCCCAGTTCAGCGTATCAACAGCATCGTCATCATCATAAGGCAGAGCGGTAATCTGAATAGCAGTACCATTAGCACCAGCAGTAAATGTACCAGGAGCACCAGCTTGACCAGGAGTATAAGTACCAGTTACGACAGAAACACGAGCGCGCTTCCACTCACGGTTGATCATGTCAGCGATACCTTTGGCAATAGAAGCCTTGGTTTCAGTCTTAGAAGTAACATACTCATAAGACTCAGTCCACTTACGATAGCGATGAGGCATATCCTTGTAAGTAAGACGAACGATGATGCGCTTGCCACCATCGGTACCATTTACGGTATCAACCAGCTTGCTCTCATCAAGGTTATCAAAATCGATAACAATAGCGTCCTCGGTGTCTGCGGTATAAGAAAGAACGTTGTAACTACGAACATCCTTAGACTTAATCTCGTTAGACCACTTAATAATAGGACGATACTCGGTAGAACCATCCGGCATGCGAACAGCGGTGTTTTTCTTTGTAACGATACCAACCTTAATCTTGTTGATAGCACCAGCATTAGCTGTAGTAACTTCATACAGCTTATCGGCGACAACATCGGGATCGCAGTTCATGATAATGAACTTGCCAGCATCGGCAGAAGCAGCAGCCATAGAAGTAGCTGCAGCGGGCTCATCTGTGAGCACAGCACCCGTAGCCAAATTGCTGACGAGCACAGTATTTACGTATGTAATCATATTATATTAATTAATTTATTCTACTCCCCCTATATACAAAGACTGGACCTAACCAGCTGGGGTTTCCACGTTTAAATTATTCCTAAGTGAGTACTTCGTTTGTTAGAGTTTTATATCTAGGATCGGATTGATTCTCCACATACATCTGTGCTGCGATCTTAGTTATCTCTAACCATATATAGTCATCAAAATCCTTGTACTCTTTATATGGATCTTGATTAGTTATTTCTTCCGGCACTTTAAGATAACCTAAAGTGTAGGAGTATATCTTATAATTCTTGTCTGTTAACAGACGAAATCCATTCCTTGTTCTTATTCTAAGAGGACGAGCTCTATGATACTTATAATGAAAATCAGTAAGACTATTGTTTATTCTATACATAAAACTATCTGCTGTACATTCAAATACGCACGTATCCATCTGATGGTCACCATCCATATCTGTTATAACAACATCTTCATTAAGTACAAACATCATGTCTTGTGGATAGCAGTAAGAATAACTATTATAGTTAACATGACTAAAGTCTTTACGAAATTTATAGTTTGTACCAGTTCTATATAATCTTATTAAATCTCTAGTACGTTTTTCATTCTACTCATAGGAAGTCTTCTTAGGAGGATTTCCATTAAACCGATCTTTAACAAACTTAATAACAGCTTGATTAATCCAGAACAGCGAATCGTCTGTAACAGGCTTTTGCAAAGAATTATCTAGTTTATTTATCTCAAGCTCAAAAGCTGCTATTAAATCAACTGTTCTCATTATCGTTATTCTGTTGTCTAGCTTGCTGTCTCATAGCCTCCTGCTGTCTACGTCTATTTGCTTCTGCACCAGATACATATTGAATATAGAGTTCAAGTGCACCTGTAACAATATCGTCGAAGCAATCTAAAGGAAGTTCGCATGCAGTAGAAGTCATAAGATCAAAATGAGCGGGTTCTTTGTAGTATAATATCTCTATACCAAGAGGTTCAGTATACTGATCGTATATTACAGTAAGACTTTGTCCTTCTTTCTGTCCGTTTGTATCAGCAACGGTATTACTCAACACTGCAGCCGGTCTACGTAATATCCTAAGTGTATCGTGAGGAGTTTCTATTAAAGTCCAGGCATCGGACTGTGATACCAACTCGTTCGGCAAAACTCTGATAGAGCTGTTATTATTTGCTTTATCAGATCTAAAACTAAACGTTTTAGTGACTTTTGATACACTTCTGACATACATGTAAAATAAGGGGTTCAATGGATATACTACAGATCTACCGGTATTCATAACCTCAATGCCGTTTGGATCAATAAGATTGCTTGTTGCGTTTATTACGCCCGGATCCGTAACCGGTATCCAATCGCGTTTTAACAACGATTGCAATACACTCTCTACATGTGCAGAGATCTTAGAACCAGATGGAATAGCATCAAGGCTACGATAAATATCGTGTATATATTTGTCTTGATATTGATTGAGGAACGAGTAGATCGTCTCAGTATCAAGCTTCTCTAATAATTCCTTCTCAGGAATCATGGTTTGAACTCGTCTTTCGAATTCAATACCCATTTGTCTTGTTTCATCTAACGTCATGCTTCAAGTCCTCTCATATTAAGTTTACTATTTAATCTAGCAGATTCTACATTCTCAAGAGCAAACGCTACAGCAAGGCTTACAAGTTCTTCTGCCATTGTGCTATTGCATTCGAACTAATATGCTTCTGGTAAATTTCCAGAGCCATTCCAATCGAAATACGATGCGTAATTTGCGCTAGAATATTGACTCAAATCTTTTACAAACGTGTGTGGTTGTTTTATATATACTATTTCAATATCGGTATCTGTTTTGTCATCTGCATCAGCAAACATTGGTTTGTCTATAGGATCGTATACGACATTAATTTTATTGCTTTCTATATAACATACCGGATCTTTTACCCAAGGTATGTTATGCGGGCTAGCAAAGAAATTGTTTGCCATATCGTGACTAACCAGTTTTACCTACATTGTCCTAGTCCTGTTACTATCCATCGGATTATATGGAGATTGAACAGGCATTGCTTTTGTATCTTTACGTACGTACGAAGTAATATAATAAAGCATATCATCAGGACAATCAGTATAACTCATGTTTGCAACTCTCGAATTTTCTGAAGATAATCTCTTCTTTTCAGATTTAACAAGTGGTTCAAGATCTGCAATAGATTTTACGTCAGACTCGAACATCGACCGTCTGTAATTATTACCAGTTATCTTTTGTGCAATCAGTGCGTTATAAGCTTTATCAAGAACAGTAGCTATTTCGTATTCTGTTAACGATGGATATGACGAAGTAACATTTGCCTTGTCATATTCTATCACGAACTTAGTATATATGTCTTTATGCGTCATATCACATGTTTATTAGAGTTATTTATTCTCTGTTTCGTTTATAATCGAAAGCTTAAGGTCTTGATTCTTCTTACTATCCAAATATGCAATAGCATCATCAAGCGAGTCTGCAAACATATCAGAACCGTAGAAATAGTGTGTCTTATCTTTACGAATTACACCTTTAGCAATAGCATTCTCAAGCAAGAACTCCGTCTCTTTGGACTTATTGTTAACCCACTTATCCATGAACTTCTTAGGTTGTTTATCAACAATACCAAACAATGTAGATTCTACAAGTTCGTTAGACATACGATCGGGATTAGCACCAAACAGACGCAGACACTTACGCATTTGCTCAAGCGACAATGTATCAAACTGCTTAATTGCATCACGACGAAGCTTGTTCTGCTTATTCTGTTCAATTGCCTCAGCCTCACGGTTAATCAACAGATAATCTTTACCTGCATCAAGTTTATCAAGTGTAGTAGCAACACGCTTATGACCTTCTAAGAATTTGATCATCATGGCTTGGCGAGGAATAGAATCGTCGAGAAGCAAACCACGTGCACCAACTTTTACAGAGAATGTATTCCAAAATTCTGATGTTTTTGCAAGATGTCCTTCGGGATAACCCAAAGCTTTCTCATAATATTTCTCATCTTCTGGGGTGAGACCCGTATAAATCGACCCGGAACGTGTAAAGTACGGAGCAATATAATCAAAACAATTCCTATACTTTATAAAAGATCCCCAGGGATTCTTCTTCTTAATCTTTAATTCAACTACCATAATTATAATAATTAGTATGTTGTGATGCCGGGCGGGGGCACTAAGCCCCCTCGGACATCAGTATGTTTTATTGATATTACGCACCGACATTAATACCGCCGTCGTTGCAGATTTCGGTATCTTCAGCGTCGCAGTACAGAATACCACAGTTCAGCGGGTTACGAACCATAATACCCTCCTCACCGAGGAAGTGAACCTGGTAACCATCACGGCTGTTAGAACGCAGAGTGTTAATGCTGTTTGCATAACCCTGAGGCGAAACAGAACCGCCGGTGTACCACTGAACAAACTCACGACCCTTGCGGCAAACCTTAACAACGTTAGCCTGACCGTCGAAGTTGCTGATATTGACGAACAGGAACGTATAAGACATCAGGGGTTTACCAGTCAGCGGATGGAGCTGACGGAACATCTCCATGTTATCGAACAAAGGACAACGCTTCAGAGACAGCGTGATACCGTTTGTCATGTTGTAGGTAGTGAACTGACCACCGAGAGTCAGGTTCTGACCGCTACCGGTAACGAAGATATTCTCACACATATTGAAGCTAGCAACCTTCTCCTTCAGGATACGGTCGAACTCACGAATACCCATCTCACCAGTCAGAGCAACGAAACGACGCTCATTGGTACCAAGGATATTGTAGCAGAGGTCGAAGAGATAATCCTCGAACAGCTCAGCTGTCAGGTGATGATAGTAACGAATGTTAGCCGGGCTAATCTGCTCGAACAAACCACTCATCGTAGGTGCGGGTCTGCCGTTTGTCCCTTTATTAAGATAAGTACCATCAGCCAGACGGTTGCTCTTAGAGAACAACAGCTGATACTCCTCACGCTTCTTCCACTCACGGAGTGCGAGCCAGTACTGATAATCGGCCCAGAGATAGCTCTTCTTACCAGTCTCGGGATCCTGCAGAGCAATAGCCAGAACCGTTGAATATGCGTCACCAGTAATATCATAAGTCAGACGGAGAGTCTGCAGATGACCACGCATCTTAAACGGAGTCTGGTAGTTGATGATATCTGCCTCATCACTGTACTCCTCGTAAGCAGAACCCAAACGGCTTACCTGACGACCAGGAAGCAGGAACTCACCGGGGATGTAAGCAGCCTGTGCTCCATCAACAACATATACCTCATATACCCAAGCGCTACCGTCCTGATAAGGAACACCGTTTACACGAACCTGGAACTTGTAATCGTCAAATGACAGAATTGCACCAGGACCGAACCAACGCTCTTCAAGAGCGAGGTAGATAGGAGTACCATTCAGACCAGGAGTCTCAGAAATATAGTTAGCGGAGGTAATCTCCTTACCGTTCCACTTTGCCCAACGAATGTTAATAGCGTGCTCGCTGTCAACCTGGACAGCCCACTCAAACTCGCGGTTATCAATAATCATTGTCTTGCCAAGACCACCGGTGAGCAGATCGATAGTAGTAGAAACACCATCGTCTTTTGTACCAAATACCAGTGAAAGCAGACCAGACACCTCATGAGGTCTAGTCAGCAGGGCGTTAGAAATCATGTTTTCATCTACCAGGTCCGAGAAACGACGTCCACGGTACAGCTGGAGATTGTTAAGTAAAGTATTATTCATATATATTTATAATTCTTGTGCGTCAGAACATACCACCTATAAGGTCGGTTACTGACTTCTGTTTATCATCGGCATTATAAGTGCTATGATTCTTTGCACTATGCCTCAACATTTTCCTAAGTTTTTCAGCAGCGGATGTTTCTCCTGCCTTCGTCGCGTTATTGATTAAAGTATCAGCTTTCATCGTAAAATACGCAGACTCAATAAGGTTCTTTGATAGATTCTTATTAAAGTCTTTAGTATACTGTGATTGACCGTTCTGATCCACTTTGAAAATGTAATCAAACAAAGCTTGACGATCTTCCTTAGGAATAGCGATGCCGCGAATGTTAGTAAGTGATTTGATGTCATTACTTACAGTGCTGAAGAATTGTCTTGATTGTTCTTCCTATTGTCGTGCAAATTCTTCCTATTGTCGTTTAGCTTCTTCAACCTCAGCCTGCCTAAGCTGCTTCAATCTATCTAAAGCATCCTCAGATTCCTCAAACAGCATGTCACCATCTTCATAGCGTTCAATCTTTTTATTAATCTGCTCGTTGGTATAACCATTACGCTGCATGAGTTCACGTATAACTGCCTTTTGATTATTCTCGTCTTCGAGATTAATGTCATCAAGAGTAAGAGCCTGTTGCTGTTTCTGGTAGAAGTCCTCAAACTTACCGCCGTTCTTTACATACTCATCGAGCGCCTGTATACGATCGTCTGCGTATTGCGGTACGGAGTTCTCCTGTACAACATCACGCATGTATTCGGTTAGTTGATCTACAGTAAGAGGTCTACTCTTTTCATCAATCTCATCCATGTTCCACCCAAGTGAATTACCTAGGGCATCAAAGAACAACCCTACTTGTTCAGCTTCTATTACATCAGCATCTGTAGGTTCATTATTATTAGGATCCTCTACAGGTGGTTCTGTTATAGGTGGTTCAGGATTATTTACGCTAGGAGGGATTGGAGAATCATCATCCTTTGCGTTTGGATCCGGTTTATCCGGATCGTCTACATTGCCGTCCTCAGGATCTTTCTTCACTGGCGGCTCATTCTTAATCGGTTCATCGATTGGATCATCATCGTCGTCGGGATTAACAAAGTAACCTCTATCATCAGTTAATTGTGTAACCTCTTCTTGGCCTTCAGCATTAGAATAAATGCTTCCAAGAACATCTTCAAATCCGCTCGGAATTGTATTCTTTTTCTTTGCCATATTATAATATGTAAGTTAATTTGTACAGTTTATTCTGTTATTTGTGATTCCACTTTCTAGCATTCTGTGCAAATATTGCGCGTTTTCTAGTAAGCGGGTTTTTGCTGTGTGTAAGTTCTTCTGTTGTTTTACCGGTACGTTTTTTAGTAGCATTAAACTTACCGAGATTAGCCGGTTTAATTCTTATTTTGCCGTTACTATATCCAGGTAGCTTGCCGTCCTTAAGTTTGCTTATAAATTTCTTTTGTGCTTGTAGTCCGTTCTAGATATTCTGCATTATATCTTTGAAATAACCATTATTCGCATATTGTTTAAACTCTTCATCAGACATATTTTCAAAGTCTACATCTAACGCTCTACCTAGTTGATTCGTGTCATACGAACGCAATGATTTAACTTCGTGTAAAGAAGCATCAATTTCTTTACCTATATGCACGCCTGGACGTTTCGCCTTTTGCTCTGCTGTAAACGGGAATAAAGCTTCCATTTCTGTACCGTATCTAATCGGGTACGGCAATCCTACTTCATTCTCAAACGCTGTTTGCATTGCATGAGCTCGTTCGTGATTATATACTTTAGCAGCAGTTCTTGGGTCTTTTACAAGATCACTATTGACGAGCATAGTATTATCGGGAGCAGAATAAATTCCCCCATAGCGACTTCCTTTAATTGGTGCAATTTTGATATCAGGACTGATCTAAGCTGCTATACTTTCTGGGCTGAGAGGTCTTCCTTCTCGATCAAACATTTTGACTCTGTGATCTATCGCCTAACGAAAATATGAATCTGATTTTTTAGCTAATTCTCCATACCATGCTTCTTGCGGTTGTGTCATTAATTCTGGATGCTCCTAAAAGAAATATTTTCCAATCGCTCTAGCATCCATATCATCAAAAGACATTACGAACTATTTTATGAACGCCTTAGAAGACGACTTCATTATTTTAGATATGATAGCATTACCTACTGTAAGGAATGCTGCGTCTACATAATCTTCTGGACGTTGTGTGCGAGTAGCAAATCTATCTACTGTTTCTAATCCAAATATTTTCTTTGCATCTTGTGCGATAGATGTAATACCTTTTCCTATTTTCTTTGCCACTCTAGTTGCCACACCGTCGTCTTCGTCCGGATCCATCATTCTGTCGAGTTTGTCCAATCTACTACCAGCACGTCCTTGAGTTATTACCGGTTCATTTGAAACTTTACCACCAGCGTATGTCTTCAAAGGAGTAACATCATACTCTACAGGAGTCAATGCTGGTAATGAAGGAGATTCCCAGATAGGTACTTGATAAGCACCTTTCATATCCTCCATTACATTATGAGCCCACATAGCACGCTCCGCTTCAGCGGCTACTGCATTTCTACGATCAGAATAATCTATAGCTTTCTATTGTATAGTAGGAATAGTAGATACTCTAGTAGCGTCTGGCATAGCTATAATTGGTTCAGGTTTTGTTTCTGGAACAATAAAACCTCCAAGTACAGGGTCTGAAAATAGTAACTACTACTCTTTCATTCTACGTGTACGAAGCCCTGGATTTGCAGAATCGTTCCATCCTGCATCTACTTCTTTTATAGCTTTTGCATACTGTCCAGACCTCCAATATTTCATAAACTTGGTATCATCTTCAAATCCGGAAGGATAATTATAATGATACGACGTGAGAGCTTTCTTACTGTCGTTAGATAAAGAATCCCACACTGCAGGACCAAGTTTCTTTCTAAGTTTTGCCTATCTAAATGCGATTTGTCTTTTTAACTCAGCATCCGCTTCAGCCTTTGTTATTCTTCCTTTGTTTACAAATTTAGCATCCGTAAAACCGTATCCAATAGTGGGTATCCCCTTTCCATCTAGATATGTTTTATCTCTAAACCCTTCATACTGTTTAAGAAAATCGGCGGTGTCTTCAATAGTACTTTTACCTCCAGCATACCCAGACAATCCATAGATCTCTCGTACAGATTTACCTTCTTTATACGCCTTAAAGCGCTCTCTAAATTCACTTGGATCTCTATACATAAGCAGGATCTATTCTATTACCGATTATGTTAGCAATGATGTTGGTAATGAAATCATCGCCTCCATCATGCCAAACATATCTCAGTATAAGTTTCAACAATTGATTGTTCTCTCTAGTAAGCTATAGAAGCTCTTGTTCTTCAGCGTACGTCATCGCTCTCCCGATGTTTTGTTACGAAGAGCGTAGCGCCCTTTAACCTTCTCACGCTCAAGAGCCGCGTCATCCTTCTGCTTCTGTAGTGCCATCTCGTGCTTCATCTTCTCACGTTCGAGCTCAATCTTCTTGTCTTCTATATTCTTCTTCTGATTTGCTTCGTAACGCTTCGTATAAGCATCGGATTGCAGCTTCTACTGCTGAATAGCAATATCGTACATTTCCTGCGGATCTGGGATATTGTTCTGATTGATATCTTTCTCCTCAGTACCACGATAAGTAGATATCTCAGCAACCGCAATCTTAGTCTAATTGTCAGCATCGATCTTGTAACGCTCAAGCTCCATCTTAGCCTCTTCAAGCATAAGTTCTTGTTCACGAGCTTCATTCTGCATTTGTTGCAGTTGTATAGCTTGTTGTTGCTCAGCTTCTTGTTGCTGTTGCATTTGCTGTTCTTGACGTTGCTGCATCTCTAGAAGCTTCTGCTTGATGATGTTGAAGTTATCGTTGGTAAGTACCTCAGCTGCTTCAAGCAAGCTAGCACCATTCTGCATAGCCGGCTGAATAAGTTGCTGCAACTTCTAAATGTTTTCCATGTCTTTAGAAGTGTCGCTTACAAACACATCCATATCTTCATAGTAGAATTTATCTTGGATATCAACAAAAGCACGTTCTCCATTATCGAAGATATAACTAAGCTTCTTCTTACCTGTCTGCTACCATGCCCCTTTAGCTGTATTTAACAACATGTTAAGTACATGACGCTTACATTGGTTGTGAGCCCAGAACAAAGGCTCAGTAATATGAGAAGACTGTACAACACTACGTTCTACATTACCTACAAGTTCATTAGAACTAATAGCGCCTTCACGCTGTTCTGTAATACCTGATATAGTACCAGCCAATTGCTCAATCTTATCCATCAGCTGAATATATTCAGCGATTACGTTCGACATAGTAAGATCGAGAGCAGTGATCTAATTAAACGTAGCAGGCTTTCCGCCTTCTCTACCTGCGATGTTCCAACCTTCTTCATAAGGATTAATAAAGTTTACGCCTACAGAAGACAAGTAGTGCATCCATCTATCAGGAGTGATATTCATAGATTTAGGAATCTATGTAATATCCATGTTTACTACCTTTCCCTTATCTCTGGCTATAGCTAACTCAAGTCTATACCACAATACAATATACATATACTGTAGAGGCTTAAGTATACTTACAAGAGAACGTGGCCTACTGTTGGTATTAGAGTAGACACATCCGCAATACGGAAGCTTTTGAGAATTAGGGTTATCAATTGATACATGCTGGTACTCAATAGGCTGAATACCAAAATAAAGATCAGATCCTGCACGGTATCCTTCCCAAACTTCTATAATCCAGTCCGGTTCAACTGATATCTCCTGTCCTGTCTTCTTATAAGACTCGTCCATAATTTCTACTTGTGCCTGACCGGCTTCATCGAAGTATGTAACATAGTATATCTTTTTGAAAGATTTCCAACAGCAGTGCCATACATTTATAGCATATCTAGTCTTCTAATCCATAGTAGGATTATCATAGATATGGAATTGTATACCACCACCGAAGTTATCTACAGGAGGTCTATCACCAAGATCATTAGCGTGTCTGCTACCCATCATCTCGTTAAGCTTATTCAAGTCTTTCTCGCTAAGCTTATTATAATAACGGTCATATATCTCAGCCACAGGCATCCTCATTCTACGACAGCACCACGAACCATCTTCTACAAACTCTAGATCAGGACTATGATCATAATCGAAGTATTCTGGGTTCACTCTCTCCATGTACGGCTCATCGTTCATTACACCAACATAATAGAATTCAGTACCTGCAATAAGAGCATCTTTCCAGCCTTTGATAAACTCATTGTCCAAGTTTAGTTTTTCTCGTAAGTATGTGAGGGTATGATATGCTGTGTTTTCTATAACATCTTTATAATCTTTCTACATATATTTAGCTATAGCTTCAGGAGGCATTATCTCGCCAGACTGTAACTATTGCTAAAACTATTGTGCTTCTTCAGGACCCATCTGAGAAGTAATAGATGCCATAATATATTGGATGAGCATCTCCTTCTCTCTGTCCATAAGCTCTGAAGCGGCTTCCTACGACGTTCTCACCACCCTGAAGTTCATTGGCCTCTTTGTCTCTTCACCTATAAGGAGGTCTACCTTAGGCCTAATTATATTGAAATCTTGAGGAGTAGCGGGGAACCCATCTTCTACCTTAAATGGGTTCGTAATACGCTTGAAGTCTTTTTCATCAAATATAGAATTATAAAGATTATAGTAGGTTTGTATCTCTCCGAATCGCGTCTTATTCATACCTCCAGACGCAACGTTCCCCTCGCCGATTATCCAGTTTACACAATCATGCTGCCACTATTCGTCTTTCTTTTTTAGTGGTAGTTTCTATTGGGGAAATGATACGTTATATAAATTATCGTCTACTCTAACCATATATTAAAAGTTAAATACAGGTATGTTGTCTTGCACTACCTCTTCATCAGCATCCCAGTATCGCTAACTGAATAAAGGTAGTTCGAAGAGTTCAACCTATTTGTTTTGTTCTTTTGCAGCGGACACTTTAACTTGATATAGTTCTTCTCTATATATCATAACCATACACATAGCAATAACACGGTCTACGTTTTTCTCACCGTCGTTTTCTATTAACTCTTCTATCAAAGGTTCGCTGTATATTCTTTCTAGATTAGGATGCCCTTCTTCATACTCTTCCATAAGCCATTCGAGGATTAATCCTTCTCCATACGCCCTAATCTATTTAGTCATATGACAGCCTTTGCGGCGCTGTACTCTACTGTCTTTAAAGACTTCCGTAATTATTTTATCTGGCTAATCTGCAAGAAGATAATCACAGTGTTTGTTTGTGAAGTAAGGGTAGATACCCTTACGTTCATTCTCAAACAACAGACGTGCATTATAGAATATCAATAGTTTACGCACGTTTTCGTAATATTCTTCAGCAGTATCTGGTCGCCCAGTATATTCTGCGACTATTACATCGTTCCAAGCCTCTCCAGCTCTAACTCTTTTAAAAATAAACGTCGATCCTAACGAGTTAGTGAACGACTCGTCATGATCATACGGGTCGCAGCCGCCAATGTATAATCCAAATGGGGGATCTGTGATTGGGTATTCCCAGATAACTACTGATCCTTTTGGTTTGTCATCTTTCTTTAAGTGATAAGTAGTTATATCTCCAGATTTCTTTTCTACTGCTTCAACACCACCTTTACCGTCCCATAGAAGATCTACAATATGTTTCATATTCTAAAGCTTCTTATTGGTTCTGATACGGGTTAGCTGGTCCATCAATAGCTTTCTAGGGAATATGTTTCTTCCAAGCTCTAAGACAGCCTCTTGTGGCTTTAAAGGACGTTCTGAGATAAACCTATCTATAGATGTCTGTGTAGCGCCTCCATCTTTAACTTTGTTACGCTATACCATTAATTCTTCTATAGATCTATCTTTATCGCTATTACCGTCTTCATCCATGAACTCAGGACCCATATTACTCCACGCTGGTACAAAGAATCCACATTTAGTATTCTCCTATCCGTCATCCCATATATTATCGAAAGATAATACATTAAATGCATCTGGTTTATAGAATAGATTCTTTAGACCATCAAAGCTACCTCCTTCAGTACCACCTGTACCAAATGCACAAAGCAAACCGAATGCCACACCGTCGTCAGTTTCTACAGCAGGTTGTTCAACACGCCATGCTGTTTCTAGGTTGGGGAACTTACCGCACTCCTCAAATAGCACAAGCTTACCACGAGTACCACGAAGACGTTCTGGGTCATTCTTTAGTGTAATACCTGTAATAGAGCTCAAATATCCTTGTTCTGTCTGTTTACCAAATTCATCTGTGACTTTGTAACCAGATACACGCTCCATACGGGTTGATGTTAGACGTTGTTTAGACCATGCTGTGTGCTTGTCTACGAAATCCATGATCTACCAAGCTTTCGTAAGTAGTCCATCTCCTATAAGAAACTTCTACTCAGAAGCTACTGCGAAATTCTTTGATCCTGGGATGAGTTCATAGTTTCGCACCAGCATACTAGCCCCTTTAAAGCTATAACCTCTCTGTCTGCATTTAAGGGTTGCCATGTGTTTCCCTTGGTTTTCGGCTTCTTCTATCGCATTGAAGTAGTAATAATCATAATCCCAGAAGTCGGGGAAATTAAGTACACGTTCTCTTCTGGTACGTTCGTTTCCGTACCTATCTGTATACTTAGTTTCCTCCAACTTCATAATAGGACTATAGTTTAGGTAAAAATAATGGTAGCCTGTAATAGCGTCGCCATCAGGTGCTACATATCCGTTTATGCACCTTTGTGTTTCTCTATCCCAATATTGTATATAATCGGTTGTTCCACGCGGAGCCAGTGTATAACATCCATGCTCTTTAAAGAATATAGCTGGCTAGCGGAACTTTGAACTATTTAGAATCTTTTTATTAAAGTCTACCATATATTATATTATTATACTGCGTTTACAGTCGAATCATAGAATCCTGCGGCCTTTGCTGATCTATTATTCTTAGCAACAACCTGTGTACTGTCGTTCGGATTAATCTCCCACAATCCTTCAAGTGCGTTCAACCTGTTTTCAATAGATGTGATAGCTTGCTGTAATGTTACGGTATCACCACCATATGTTACATTGGTAGTACCGCTGATACCAGAAAGATCTACACTAAACGGATTAAATCCGGTATTACCAGAAATCGTAAGTGTATTTCCATTCAATGTTGCTTGCGTTGGATAATGGTCTCCATCTGCGCCTTCAGGAAGTGTTATATCTACCGTTCCGTTTATACCATCTCTTGTTAATTTCAATACACCATTTGTAACGGTACCGCTGGTAACATAATGATCATTATCTGTAGTTTTCCACGCAGGAAGCTGAACTGTTACATTGGAAAGCCCTCCGTTTCTAGTGAGAGTAAGTGTGCTTCCAGAAATGCTACCGCCAGTAACATAATGATCATTATCAGTAGGCAATGTTACAGGAACAGTACTACCATCGCTGTTTGTGATAGTAAGTGTATTGCCAATAATTTCTGCACTTACAGGATATGTATTTGCATCAGCCGGAAGTTGGATGGTAACAGGTGTACCGTTGTTCTCTCTAACAAGAGTTATTACGCGTCCATCAATACTTCCTCCAACAATATGATTTGTTGCAGGTACAGGAATTGTAACGGTTGTATTATTGTTTCTAGTAAGTACAAGATTACCACCTGTATATTGACCAGACTATATGTACAAATCGCTATCGGGAATTGTTTTTGTTATAGTCTAACCATTCTCTTTTGTAAAGATGAGTGTATGATGATCGTTTTGATCATAATCGACATTGTTGATATGATTACCAGCAGCAACTTTAGTTTCGTATGTATTACTTACTTCTGTCTTATAATTATTAAGGTTTGTAGTAAGGTTAGTTATACTTTGACTAAGAGGATTGATCATATTGTCGATCTGAGTCTTAGTATAATAGTTACTGGGATTTAGAAAATCATTAAGATCAATGTCGATTATTCTGGGTTCATGATGAGTTTCTGTAGTAGGATCTACATTAAACGTTATTCTAAGTATATGAGAATCTATCAAATCGACATCATCAACAAACCAGTCTTTTATAAATGACTCTACCGGAATAGTAATACTATCCTGGAATACATCATCATGATAGAAGTTTACAACAAGATTGTGGTTATCGAGAGTATAGTTAACATTATTATAGTCTAAACTCTCTTTATTATAAAGATCTTCTATCTTCTCATCGTGCTCTTCGTCTTTCGTTGTAGAACGACTTATCTCTTCACAAAGCTCGCATTCTAGATTCGTAATTCTTTCATTCACTTCTTCACAACACTCCTCCATACGCTCTTCCATACCATCCAAGCGAATGTTAGGATCATCTTCACATACTCCTTTGTTTTTACAGCAACAGCATCTGCATCCATCTTTATCTTTGCATACATCACTATTACATACAGAGGTATATGTGATCTCCTGTGGAGTATCGTCATCGTGCGTGCCACATTGACAACACGTACAACAATTATTATTACACATAATCGATTATATTTAATTATTTAGTAGCTACTTTAATTCTGCAATCTAAGCCTGCAGAAGCTTTATTTCTTCTTTTAAACTTACAACTTCTTTTGCTATGGCTATACTGTTTACAGTTCCCAATACATCATACTGCAACGATTTTGTCTTTATTTCATCATTTGCTTCTGTTACTACATTTGGAGCTTTTTCTTCCCAATATTGCGCACTACTACCTAAATGAACAGTATCATCCTTTATATTATTCCATTTAAACAAGAATGATGGAGCGTTTGCTATATCTTCCAGTTTAGGTAACCACTCTGACTATATATCTTTCAATCTTATATCCGATGTATTAGGAAACGATGTAGCTCCGCATGCTCCATTTACATGCAGTTTATAAGACGGTTTCCGTATACCTATACCAACCCAAGGTTTTCCTGAATCTCCAGGGCGTCCTATTGAAACATCGTTATCATACAAATCGTGGTTTTGTATATAAAAAGGATCACTACTGGAACTATAAGATGATGCCTAATATATACCACTACCATTAGACATTTCTACATTATCATTCAAAATAATTCTGCTGTTTGTAATAGTATGAGGACTTAATGATATTCTAACTCTTGCACTAGAATCACCAACTTTATTTGTAGTAAGAAGTGTATAACCGGAACTATTTATTCCAAAACATCCTTCATAGACATCACGAATAGCACTAAATGAACCAGAATATGCACTACTATATTCACACGTCACTCTGCCTACAACATGCATCCTTGTGGATGGAGATGTAGTACCTATGCCCACGTAGCCTCCTCTTGGTTGCAAAAGTAGTGCCGCACGGGTAGGATAATTCGTTGGATAAGAAGATGTTTCTGGATCTTGCATATCAAATGATGTTTGTATTGCAACTCTTTCGTTACCGTAAGACTCGACAGTAGATGGCGCACCATATATTTTCATAGTTGCATCTCCATTAGTAAAATAGAACGTTCCATTTACATTTGCAGTTCCATTGAATGATTGCCCCCATATTGTTCTTGAAGGTATAGATGAAGCATAACTTGCTGAATCTGCATATCCTGCAGAACTAGCATACCCGTTTAAAAGTGCATTGTATAAAGCATTGCCGCCTTTTTGAGATAAAGAAATAGATGAATCTGTACCGGAGTAACTATCAGTTATTCCACGCCATGTATTAGTATCTGTAGTCGGTGGGGTATAACCAAGAGCATTAGTTACCATTGTTTTGGTTATGCTTGTCAAATACGAATTGCTATCTACACTACCATCCGCTTTCAGGAATTGTGAAGATGTACCACCTGATTTAATAAAAGAATTTGCTGTAAATGCACCGCCAAGGGATGCCGAGATGACACCGGCTTTAGTAAGATATATCATCAGGCTTTTATCGTACTCTGTACTGCCATTCCTATTTCTAAGGTTAAAGTTTAAGGCATTTGTACCGTCTGTTTGTACTTGGTTTAATAATTGTGCGGAGTAATAATTGTTCTTATCGTACATCCTAATGCCGTAGTATTGGACTGATTCTACACCGTTATTTGTTTGTGTAAGGTCATGCCCAAACTTAAAGTTCAGCCCGCCAGTCAAAGTACCTCCAGCTAAAGGTAAATAACTAGTGCTATCATAAGCCCTAGAACCTAATCCTTTAACACTTACGTTATAAGCACTACCGCTAGATGGAGTAACTTTTATTTGTCCATCACTATCGCCGGTGGCTATAGTATAAGTAGTGTTAGTATTCGGATTAGCTGGCATTGTTACATGAATGTCGGTACCACCAACAGTAGCTACTTTAGACTTAGTACCCCAAGCTAACGTCGGATTGTTATCGGTAAATGTATATGTGGCATTGTCGTCTTTTTGTGTTACATACAAATTACCATTTGAGTCAGCTTGTACAGCTCTATTGTTTCCACTAGTAGTATAACCGGTTTTTACACTAAATGTTGTGCCAGATAAGCTAAGCCCAGTACCTGCAGAATAGGTAGTATTGGTATCCGTAGATGCTATGGTGATTTTCTTATTGGTAGCATCTGGTGTAATCGTTACATTACTTCCTGCCACAATATCAACAGAAGAATCAGAAGAGGCATTAGCTGTTGTAGATACCACCTCTGTACCAGCACCCTTTATGGAAAACTTTCCGTTGTTCACTGTCGGGATGGTTGGTTTGTTCAGAATCACTGCATCTCCACTTGTTGCATTCCAGTCAGATTGAGGTGCTAATGCCTGAATTATCTGCTTCAGATAGTCAGCCCTCATAGTCCTTGCAGAAGTTTTTGTTCCAGCAGTGCCTTCAGCTACAGACATTGCAGAATATGTGGTGTTTGAATCTAATCCATGCCCAAGAAATTCCCAATATGAACCGTCAAACACAAATAACGATGGAATATTTGCACTCCATACAATGCTGTCAGTACCTGTAGTAATAGCAGCGTTGTTGTATCTCATCGGATAGGCATCAAAGTCATTCAGTTTCAAGGTGCTGTTTGCAACAGTAGATGTCACAGTAGGCTTTACTACTATAATCTGACCTGTTTTCAAGCTGGTTATACTTGGTATTGAGACTTCTTTTTGCACAACGTCTGCTGCTGTGGAAGATGTGCCGAACCACTGGAAGCTGTCTGGTATAGTTGGCTTGTTCTTAATGAAGGCATCACCAGAAGTTGCATTCCAGTCTGACTGAACATTGACATCTGCACCTGCTGCTATGCCATTCAGCTTTGTCTTGTCATCTGCTGACATAAGACCGGCTGCTGATGTAGTGGCTGTTGAATATGTTGTATCTTTAGCAGCAATAGTTATTTTTTTGTTTGTAGCATCCGGTGTCACAGTAACATTGCTTCCTGCCACAATGTCAACAGAAGAAGCAGATGAAGCATTAGCCGTAGTGGATGCAACTTCTGTGCCATCGCCCTTCACACTGAACTTAGCATTGTTAACCGTAGGAATAGTGGGGAAGTCAGATACCTGCGACTTGGTAATGGAAATGTCGCCAAATGTAGCAGAAACCTTTCCGTCTGTCTGTGAGAATGCAGTAATGGTTTTTCCTGATCCAGCACTACCTGTGACTGTACCGTCAAGGGTTGCTATGGCATTTGTAACCGTAGATACTGTGGCAGCCTTATTTGTAGACGAGTTGTAGGTACCATCGAAAGTATATGTAGTATCCTTTGCAGCAATGGTAACAGTTCTATTTGTAGTATCCGTAGTGAGTGTAACGTTACTTCCTTGAATGAATGTAATATCGTCTGCACTCGACTGGTTAGCAGTAAAATCAGCTGCTGTGACAGCATCATTAGAGCCAACCTTTGTCTTGACAGAGAAAGTACCGTTGTTTGCGGCAGAAGGAATTGTAGGCTTGTTGCTCAAGTCATTATACGAACCTGAGGTTGCTACAGTTGCCAAAGACGGAAAGTCTGACACTTGGGATTTCGTGATTGAAATATCACCGAAAGTTGCAGACACATTACCATTAGTCTGACTAAGAGAGGTGATGGTTTTGCCACTACCGCCAGTACCTATAGTACCTCCATCAAGAGCATTGATTGCATTAGTAACAGTGTTTACTGTAGCAGCCTTATTAGTACTTGCGTCATAAGTTCCATCAAACGTATAAGTAGTGTTATTGTTTAACCAGTCGTTCTATTGCCAGTATGTACCATCATATGTAAAACTTACAACAGATCCAGCGTTCCACGAACTATTGGAACTGGTACCTGGGGCTTTTGTTCCGTATCTTTTTATTGCGTACGCTCCTGTGCTGTTTACATTAAGCGTCGGGTTGCTTGCAGTGTTGCTATATGTAAATTTAACATGAATAGTTACACCTTCGAGAAGTGTATCAAAGTCTGCCAACGTTACGGTTTTTTCTACCGTATCGGCTGCAGTATTACATGTGCCATATAGTGTAGAACCGACTGGCCATGTATTATTTCCATATTTTACTTTTCCTACGTACATATTATCTTCTTTATGGTGTAGTTATTCCTGTGACTACTGTTTTATTTGTTACTGATATATTTGGTATAGAACGAGATGCGTAAGTTAGTGTTGGGGTAGATCCCACACTAGTTACATTAGGTATAGATTTAGCTGTATAAGTAAGAGATGGGGCAGTACCTACGTCTGTTACATTAGGTATACTTCTAGATGTATAAGACAGTGATGGGAGAGTACCAACACCAGTAATATTTGGTATACTACGCGAAGTATACGACAACGACGGTAGTGTACCAACACCAGTAATGTTTGGTATAGACTTGGCACTATAATCAAGAGATGCTGCTGTGCCAGCAGTAACTGTTGCGGCAGGACCTGTGGTTAAAGACGTGTACGCTTTTATAGCGGCTCCGACAGTTACACTATCGCCCGTTGATACTGTGACACTATCGCCTGTTGTTAGACTTGTATACGCTTTTATAGGATCTCCCACCGTTACAGAATCTCCAGTAGTAAGACTAGTATAAGCTTTTATAGGTGTGCCGACTGTAACACTGTCGCCAGTATTCAGAGTGGTATATGCCTTTATAGCTGTACCAACTGTTACACTATCACCAGTGTTTATAGTAAGTATGCCACCAGATAACGATACACTTGTTATTACGGTCTTTTTAGATATATTGGGAACATCTGTTGTACTTCCACCGGTAACAACAGTCTTCTTAGATATATTAGGTACATCAGTTGTGCTACCTCCGGTAACTACTGTCTTTTTACTAATATTAGGCACATCTGTAGTACTACCGCCAGTAACGACTGTTTTCTTTGTTACGCTTGTTACAACAGTCTTCTTAGATATATTTGGTATACTAGTAGTACTTCCGCCTATAACAACTGTATTTGGAACAACTTCCGTAGGTACATTTGTTGTCCAATCTGTTATGTCGTCAGCTGGTATCGCGGTGCCTAATGTTGGTAGCGTTCCAGCACTCCAAGCAGTAATGTCGTCTGCAGATATTGCTGTCCCTAAAGTAGGCAGTGATCCTGCAGACCATGCTGTAATATCATCCGCGCTTATTGCTGTTCCTAATGTTGGAGTACTTCCGGCGTCCCATGCAGTTATATCATCTGCTGGTATTGCGGTTCCAAGTGTCGGTGTAGCTCCAGGATCCCATGCCGTAATGTCGTCAGCAGATATATTTGTACTAGCCGAAGCGGATCCTACTGTTGTGGTTGATACCGTAGCATTTATCTTACTCCAATCTAAAGTTGGTATATCGGATTGTTCTAATTCTCTAAATGTTGGAACTGCAGCAGATCCTGTAGTCGGACCAGCAAGTATAGTATTTGCCGTTTTGGCACCATATGGGTTTTTTATATCTCCGTATGCGTCTGCTATACCTATATATCTTGTTCCTGTTGTAGTTATGGCAGAAGAACTGCTACTAACTATTGGGGAAGTGGCTTTTATTTTTATAGATGTCACACCGGATGACGTAACATATCCAGCCTCAGCATGGTTTCCCCACCCATAAGCAACATGACCCTCATCGGCCCTGTCTCTAATAGTGGCCAAATCAGATATAGCCATCTAATACCCAGCATTAGCATGATTGCCCCAACCGTATGCCGTATTACCATTACTGGCATTGGTACGTATAGTAGATAGATCTGATATAGCATTCTGCTTAGCATCCCACTCATCCTATTTAGCTGTAGTAGGTATAGAATATCCGCTAGCGTATGTAATAGCTAATGTGCCAGATGTAGTTACTGGACTACCTGATACAGATAATCCTGTCGGTACAGTTAATCCTACTGACGTTACTGTACCAGTATTCGATGTCTTACTTGCAGCTAAGTCATATGCAGCCTTTACTGCAGTAAGTGATGCAGATATTGTAGAACTAACAGTATTGATAGAATCACTAATAGGCCTCCATGTGTCGGGATTTGACGGCAACTTAGCTGTTATCTCTGTACCATTTATTTTAGCTATAGCTACTCTAGTGTTCCAATCTAATGTATCTTGATAATCTTGCGTATCGTTTACTATACCTGTCAAAGAAGATAAACTATCCGCAAGAGCTTTACCTTTATCTCCAGCATAAGCTGTAGATGATGTTTCCCCCAAGGCTATAGACGGACTTATCTCTGTATACTACGTACCAGTCCACCTATAAGTAAGATTAGTAGTAGTGTTTACATATATCTTACCGCTTTCTCCTATAACAGGGAATTGACTATTATTTGTATATTCTAATACATCATCTACATAACTGGGAAGCTGTGATTCTGGCACTTTACCATCATTAGCTCCCAATGTAGCTACACCGCCATATATACCTTTTTGGGCTAATGGTATATAATTACTAAGCTTTCTTATATTACCATCCGGAACCTCATCTAAGTTATAAGACGGTTTGTTTGGTTGTTTAGCCCAATCATATACATCTGAAGCTGGTAGTGATGTAGGCTTATTCTTAATGTAACTATCTGCAGTATTGTCATCTTCGCCCCAGTCAGATTGTACATTAACCTCAGCTCCTTCTTCAATTCCTCTAAGTTTGTTCTTATATTCATCCGTAAAATCATTAGTAGAAAGAGATTTACCTGGTACACTATTCTACTTATCTTCTAAAACTTGTGTATTGTTAGTTATAGATTGATTTATAGTAGTTAACTTCTGTGTTAATACAGTACCTTGTTTATCTATTACTGATGACTCTTGTACAGATGTTTGTCTGGGGTCTTGATGAAAATATCTTAATACTGCCATAGTTTAATTATACTGTAGGTATTGGCTGGATTCTACTTGCATAGTTACTCCAACCACTTGCTGACTTATATGCTTCAACACTTTCAGATGGAACATATATTGGACAGTTATTTGTATCATTAAAGGCACTTGCACCCAATGTTGGAGGCGTTGCTGCTTTTACAGTTACACTTGATAGACTACTACAGTATTGGAAAGCATAATCACCAATATTTGTAACTCCACTTGGTATATCTATACTTGTAAGACTAGTACAGCCTTGGAAAGCATAA